ACCTGATTTTACTGTTGATCCAATACCACATGGAGATGTGAGTGTTGAAATACCTGTAAATTGTGTAAGTGATTTGCCAAGATATGTTATAGAGGAGTTTTCAAAATCAAATTCACCAGTGGCAGCAAATCCCACTGTAGAGTCTACATCCAATACTGTTGATCCTACAGGTGCAGTTTTAGTAATGAATGTTTTACCAATTTGTTGAAACTTACCTATTATAGTGTCTTTTGATAATGCTATCTTGTAATAAGATTTACCCTCTATTACTGCCTTTTCTACATTGGTTATAGATCCACTTGTTTGTAGAGGAGTGGTTCTTTGTATGATACTTTCACCTGTTATTTTAAGAGGATTACCAGATATCAACTCACATAATAGAACTTCATTGACAGTATATTCAGCATCAGATGGACTTATGACGTATTTTGATGGTTGAATCATCTCAACCTTCTCACCATACAATGCACCAAATAATATCTTGAATGCTTCTTCTGTGCCCTTTGATTTGTAAAAATCTTTTGATTGTCTTATGAAATTTGATTGATCTAAATTTTCATCTAATTTTCTTTCTGCAAATCCCGATAATACTTGTTTTTTTAATTTTTTTAAGAACTCTTGTAAAAATACATTACTTAGATTATGCACTCTGGCATCTACACCATGTGTTCCTAGACCACTATTCGTAAAAGTAAGATACTCTGGTTGATTTGTTCTATTATTATTTTCAATTCCACTAAACCCTCTTACACATCCCTCAAATGAGGTTGACCCAATCCCTGTGTAAGTAATAACCTCATTATTGATCTTAAACAAACCGTATTGACTTGGCCATCCATCGGTAGAGTCAACATATATCACATCGTCTCTAAAATTGACGAATTGAGTTACCGATGTAAATCCAATAAGATTTTCTTTGTTTAAAAAATCTAAACTCTTGTATTCTACAAGATTATCAGCGATATCTATTGCACCACCTTGATGCTCTTGTGATATGTAATATTGTTTTAGAAACTCTCCAAAGAGGGTATTTTCATCGCCAATTACCTCAGGTATTTGACTCTCAACTATCTCATGTATCTTTACTTTTGTCAATGATGTTTCAATCATTAGTATCCGTATCCACTACTGCTTGATGAAGATGATGACGAAGATGATGTCGATGTCATTGATGTACTCGTTGACGAACTATCTATGGCAGCAGTCTCAACAGCAATTCCAAGACTTTCTGCTTTTGTAGCGTATATTGTATCATGAGGCGTTGACACATGGAACGCACCAACCATTTTTTTACCAGTATTAGGATGGAAGTGGAAAGGTCCGTAATATGGATTACCGTTCACATATCCAACAAGTGTAGAACCAGAGGATGTGCTTGTTATGATAGCACCCCTTACTTTAGAACCGTTACTATAACTTGATTGTGGATTATACCTTGTACCTGATGTGTTTGCTCCTGTTGAAATAGGATCCTCTCTCATAAAGAAGTTGCTGTTTGATACATCAAACTGTAAGTACAATTCTTTTCTTGCTAATACGTCATTCGATTGAGGTATCGCTTGTATTTCAATAATATTATCAGACAAAACAGTGCCTGTAATATTGACTGTATCAATTATTACCTCACCTTTTTTATAATCCACTGACCCAAATGTGCTTGATACAATCTTTACAGTTGAATCACCATCTATTTGGAACAAGAAAAGACTTCCTTTATCAGTGCCAACAATATGTTGATCTGAGAAGTAAACAGTTCCTGATACACCTGCTATATTGAAACCAGTAGATTTTATATTGTAAGATGATTCATTTCTATGAAATGTGTTATCAAAACATATCTCATACTGACTGAATACATTCAATTGTGCAACAAGATTTCTTCTAATCCTTATTGTTGTTATATTTGATGTAATTGATTCGCTTACTCTGTCAATCAAAGATAAGACTTTACTATACTTGAACCTACCACCAAATTTATTCAGTTCTGTACCACTCGCAAAAGCATTCATCGCTGTAATGACATCAGATCTTAAATTTTCAGTATCACCTACAAAGTTTGCATTGTAATAAACATGTGTATCAATTTCAACAAACAAAAACTTCAAATCAATAATCTCAGGCACTATACCTGCGACAGAGTAATTTTTAAGTGATGTCAATATTTGATTCTTTGTAAATTTAGATAAAAATGATCCGTTCTTTGGTTTTGCAGCGATATAAACTCTTCCATACTTAGGTGGTGTTAGTTCCTCTCCACCAAAAGCACTTATAGATTCTATATTAGGATATACTGATGGCACGATTGCCTCATAATCGCTTGCTGTCACTGCCCTATGTTGTGATGAGTATAATCTAGGTGCATAATATCTTACACTTCTCACATCTTCTATATCATCACCATTTTGTGAAGGAAACTGAGGTGTGAGCACTGCAGATATACCTGTCTCTGATGCAAGATTTTCATTTGTAACCGTGCCTGCAAATAATAACCTTGCTGCACCATTACCTTGTTGTCCTTCAGTTTTTATGTAAGATATTTCAATAACATTACCATTCGTTAATTTATGTCCAAATATACCATCTCCGAATAATACCTCATACTTCTCATCAGTGGTTTCTTGAATCAAATATATGTTTGAGGTTGATGTCACTCCAATAATATTATCAACAAGTTTATATTCTGTAGATGTTGTGCTTGAATTATTCTCTTTTACACTCACCCTTATGGTCGATGTGTCAACTCCGTTGTTTGGTAAAATATATCTTTGATTAGGCAGAGAATCATTCACAACATATTTTGATTCCAGATATTGACCTTGAAATACCTCAAAAGTGCCCGATGCTACACCCTCATTGGCAGAACCCGTAATTTTTTCTGGTATAGAGAATAAGAAATTTACATTTGATATTGTTCCATTTCCAATAAGACCTGGTTCAAAAGTAATTGTCTTAGTTGTGGATGTGATACCAGATATATCATAGTCAACTTGCATTCTTGCTGCTCTTCTTGATCTAGGCACATATCCAATATTTCTTGCCAAAGAAACTACATTCTCTCTTAGAGTTGCACTGTCTATAAAAGTCTCATTGACAACTGCATTTGTATTGTACGCTGTGGTGTATGAATTATAAGCAAGAAGATTTACAATGACAGAAAGGTTTGACCCTTCAAAATCCATGTCACTGAAGTTTGAGTTTTGTCTTAGATAATCTTTGATTGAGGTCTTGATGTCCTCAAAGTTGAGATTGGTAAATTGTTGCAGTGCCATTATAACCTTGTTGGTTCTAGTATAAAGTTGACAGATTGTGTAGGAGTGGAGAGTCCAATAATATCGTATTGTATAGTCACTTCTATAGCATTATCATCTGGAAAAGATTTAAAATCAATATCCTTCAAATCAACTCTTGGTTCAAAATTTTTGATAACTGTTTCTATTTCAGTTTTCATTGGATCGATGTAATCACTATTTGCCAACTCAAAAAGCGATCCACTTAGTCTAGTGCCTAATAATTCGTTGAAGAAAACTTCACCCCTTATTATACGAACTAAATTTTGCACAGAACGTTTGATGGCATCCTCATTTTTTAATGTGAGTATGTCATTTGTTACTGGATGTCTTTTGAAGGATAAGGAAATATCCTTAAATCCTTGCGAAAACCTTTGTGCAGGCACGAAAAATTATAGTCTGGGTATATTTATCATTATTTAGAGACAAAAAAAGACCCTCTACTGAGGGTCGTCTTCGTGTCCAAGGTATCTAACCTCTATTTCGTCGGGATGAGGGAATCCTTCTCTATAATAATCGTCCGCTAATTCTTGCGTTATCTCCAACATTTCTTCTTCTGATATAGACGTGAACTCTTTACTCCCTTTGATGTAGATATCATATAATTCCATAGCAGTTATATTAATCATCACCGCTATCTATATGATTCTAGTTTTCTCATGACCTACACGACACTGAGGATCCACCCATATTTCAAAACCTGCTTTGATTGCATCAAGACAGAATGA